CGGTTGGCGTGAGAAGCAGGAAAACACTAGACGACGCATTGTTTACTTGAACCGAAAATCCAGTCGCAGACGGAGATACGTACTGAGTGATTTTGTCATCATTTGCCGTGATACCTTCTTGGCAAAATGCCTGCAAAACAGACATAGGAACGCGCCTAGTGTCACCGTTGTTTGTGCTGAATACTGGCACTTGGTCGCCGGCAGAAACCGAATCAAGCGCACTTAATTGATTGATAGTTGTCATTGTGACACCTTACATAAAATCGAGGGCTGAGTCATCGCCAACGAGTAATTTATCCACCACCGGAGCAAACGGCTCACCAACGGAATAAGACTTGTACCCTGCGCCAATTGGAAAGCCACCCGGGATTTCCATTTCCGGCGGCACTGCAAATTTGTTCAGCAATGCGTCATAAGCCATTTTCGCATTTGCTTTTGTTTCTGGAGAAACGACTTTGCCGTAGGATGGCGCAATACGGTTTGCAAGGGCAAGAAACAACGCTTCTGCCGCCATGTCTGGAATATTGGTATCAGTGTCAATATCGCTATTCTGCGGGCTTGATGTAAGCGGATAGCCGATTCTAATCCCCTTGCCATTCCAAGTAGCGGCCAGCGAATCCAATCGGCGCAAAGCACTTTCTAGTTGGTCTGCGGTCAGGTCAAAAATGTATGGCGCAAGGCCGATCTCATCGAAAGCCTGCTCTATCAATTGTCGCTTAGTCCAGCCCATGACAATCAACCTTCTGCGCTTGCTTTAGGTGGGCGGCCTCGGCGCTTTGCTTCTGGCTCGTCTGAGGCGATTTCCTCATCTTTAACTGGTTCATCTTTTGATTGTGCTTTTGCAATCAGTTCTTGAAGGCTTACATGCCAACCATCTGCAATTGCCTGCGCCAAACTCGAATCGTCAACAATCAGATAATCAACTTTTGTGCCATCAACATCGAGCATTGACCCGAGTTTATAAAGCATTGTTGTCGGTGCCGGACTCATTTAGACTTGCCTTTCATTTTCTTGCCTGCCTTCTTTGCGGCTTCACGCGCAACATTAAGTGCAATTGCGACAGCCTGCTTTTGCGGCTTTCCTGATTTCATTTCTTTGCTGATATTAGACGAAATGCTTTTCTGTGAATAGCCTTTTTTTAATGGCATTTTCAACTCCAAGTAAAAAAAGAGGGGAACTTAATCCCCTCTCTTTTATTTCACCAATTAAGGCTGACCGAACAGGATAATGCCGGACATTTCTGGCTGCTTGTTCACAACGCCATACAGAGTATCCAGACGGAATTTAGTCTGAAGCGTGTTGATGTCGAATTGCTTCGTCATCACCAGTTCCAGGCCTTGGTCTGTCGTTCCACGCATAACGTCTGCACCAGCACTCTCAGGAACAGCATAACGACCCGGCAGAATCTCCAGCGCGTCTTTTTGCCAGAAAGGATTCACGCTGGCGGTTGCGGTGTTCAAGAAAGTGATCGCTGCGCCTGCTGCGGGGGTCGCCGTGCAGTTTTTGTACTGCAGTTCAGCGTCAGTTGCACCGCCACCGGAAATAATCGGGGGGCTGATCTGAACCGTACCAGTACCACCAGCGCCGGTGACGATTGCGGTAATGCGGAAGGTTTTCAGTTGGCCGGTATCGCCTTTTGTGATCGCATTGACGTTGTTCACGCCCAGAATCGTAAACGCATCGCCAACTTTCACGGTGCCAGATGTCACGGTGATGTTGATGTTTTGGAAACGGTTGTCTACGTTGTTCGTCTCACCGGTGCCTGCTGTGCTAGTGGCTTTTGGAGTGTAGAACTGGTTTGCACCGTTTACAGTCACTGTAACACCGGCTCGGACGGCCAGCGAGTTAGCGTAGTCCATTTTGAAGGTTTCAAACCCAGCGATATTGCCAACGTAAGCGCGTTCGTAAGCAGTTGTGGGCTTGCCGACCATGTTTGCGCGGTTTGCCAAGTTACTTGCCATGTTGTTGTAGTCACGGCTGGACAGAGCACAGAAACGGTCGAACTGCTGAACACCAGATTCGTTCATCAGAGCATCAGCGGCGGCGATATCGTCAAAACCAGATGCGGCTGCGGTACGCTTAACAACCAAAGTGCCTTGGTTGGCGGCGACAGACATCAAAGACACGTTGATATCAGAAGCCAACTTCTGTTTTGCTGCATCGCCCAGGCGCTGCTCTTGCAGAGCATCACGCAATTCTGTTGCAGTCATCGCCCATGGAACAGAGCGACCAAAGCCGATCGTCGCAGGTACTGCCAACTGGGTCATATCCTTGAAGTTACTAGTCATGTTGGTGCCAGCGAAAGACTGAGCGATGTACGGCATAGGACGCCATACAACGTTGTTAGTCCGTTCCATCATGGTCTGGTCGGTGTTGTAGATGCTGACGTTACGGGACAGCACCAGCGCGTCATTAAAGCCTTCGAGGATGTTTTCAAAGGCGACGCGTTCTTCTTTGCTAAATGCGTTAGGCATAATTTACTCCAAATTAAAAAAGTTAAGATTTCCGTTTGAGTTGCTGCTTGTATGCGAACACTTTGCTGTGATCGCCAGAACGAGCGGCTTCCTCTCTGAGTCGTTCAAGGGTTGAATCTACCGCCCCAGAAATTGGTGCGCTTCCACGCACTTTAGATTCCGGCGGGGGAGGGGAGGCAGTTTTTCGGCTTGTTACCTTCAATTCTTTTTCCAATCCACCAATAGCGATAGCAAATTTAACGGGGTCATCAATAGAGGCAAGCTCCTTCACCTTTTGCGGGTTTTTACCCAGTGCGTAAACAACAAGCGCTGGATTTTTTGCGCCGTGCAAAATGATTCCTTGTTTTGTCTCATTAAGAGACTCAAGGACAACATGCTCGGCGTCGTCATAATCCTTCACTTTGAGCTGCGATTTCAAACTGCCATAATTCTTAAGCGTGTTCTGCCAGTCTTGCTCTGCCTTTTGTTGCTCGGCTTTTTTGGCATTGTCTTGCTCTTGAACTTTGCGCTTGTTTTCGTACCACCGCTCAAGTGCTACCTCAAATTGCTCGGCGTCATAATCAAACTGTTCAAGCGTAGGTTTTGCGCCAAGCGATAGCGGCTTTTCTTCCGCTTTTTGACTTGTCGTTAGCCTTGCTTCCAGCTCGCGTTTCTCACGCTGCAATTCTCGGTAACTCTTGCGAAGCTCACGCACCCATTCAGGTGCAGGTTCTTTTTCCTCTTGAGGTGGCGATTCCTCACCGATACTTACGACAACCTCATCATCATCATTTTGATTAGCATCTTGGCTTTCGTCTTGGCTGCCGGACACCGTTTCATCGACATTTTCGACCCGCTCACCATCATCAACATTCGTGACAATAATGTTTTCATCTTGCGTTTCCGCTTGAGTCTGGTTTTCGCTTTCTCCATTTACTGCCGTTTTTACATTCATATTAACCCCATAAACTCACTCGATTAAGGCCGAGTGGAAACCTTAAATCACACCAGGGGCTGTCCCTGTTGTGGTTGCTGCTGTTGCGGCTGTAATGCCGCACCAAATCTGTCAATAACCTGTAATGCCTGACGTTGGTCAATTTCATCAATTTCTGAAATTGTCTTCATAGTCTTGGCTTGCGTTTCCTCCGCCTTGGCAACTGTCCAAACTGTATCGGCACGGGCTTTGGCGGCTTCTGCACTGGCTTGCTCTGCTGCTGCCATCATGTATTGCGTCTGCGGGTCTGGCTGGGCATTTGCGGCCTGTTCCTGCATCTGCATCATTTCTTCTTCTGTCGGCCTGACCACGCCCATATTGACAAGCCTGCGACGGAAGAATGAACGCACGTCTGCAATGCCTTCGCCTTCCATGTTCATCATTGCCATTGCGCCCAATACCTGCAATGTCTCAGGGTCTTGCGCCACTTGCATCATGCCTGTGAGTGCCCGAACAGTTGCCGCTTTTTTGCTGCTGCTTGTTGGCCCAACATCCACCGCCACATCAAACTTGGCATTGGAGAGGTCGTTCTCGTAATATACTTCGCCAGTTTCTTGGTCAATGTTCGGAGTCATCAATTTGACGCTAGAAACCGACCCGGCTTCCTCCATCGTCTTGACGCTGCGGCCTTCTTCAATGAACACATCGCGAGCCATGCTCAACCAGATCTCACCAGACCGCTTAATAGCCTTCGCCATGTTCGACATATAGATATAAGCGTGCATGTCGAGGCGCTGCTGAATCATCTCTACGGCCTTGCCAGAAATGTTCGACACCATCTTTTCGCCCGATGGGTTGCTGCTCAAAATCTCCTGCATGTCCGATTCTGTCACTTGCAAAAGTGCAGCCATGGCAGGCGGAATATTAGGCGACTGTTTCATGCCCAAAGGGCCACTAGGCACAATCTGCCCGTTTGCGTCCGTCATCGGGTTAATGAGCAAATATGGGTAGTTCTTGATGTTATCTTCCGACCACATCGCTTGATGACCCGCCATTTGCTCTGGCGTAAAAATGGGCTTTTCCATACCACTATATGCAGACAACTCACCGAGTTTGGACAGCTGCATATTCTTCAGACGCTGCGCATCTTTTGCCATGCGTACATGACCCATGCACCGCTCGATGTTGTCCACAAACCAGCGTTTACCGTAAACGGGAACGATTGGAATGTGCTTACCCGCGATATAGCCGCAATCCTCTACGATGCTATTTCCGCTCATGATGTACTTATGAACCTTGCGACGCTTCACCTTCTTAGACTTGACTTCCTTTGCGCCTGTTGCCTCTAGCATCATTCGCAATTCTTCGTCATCTTCCAATTCTTCTTCGGTGTAACGCTGCTCTTTCCCGTCGATGTCCTCAAACACCTTAACGGTTTCGTACACTTCTTCGACACGGTAATACTCAGCGACATAGACTACATCAGGCGTAGACCAATCGAATTCGCTTGAGCTAATGTCCTTTGGCCAAGATGATGGACTGTCCCCATATTCGGCTTCGTAAGCCTGGGGAGTCATAGAATTTAGAACGTAGCAGTGTTTTGCGTCCGACTTGTCTTGTCGCTTGGCATCCAAGTCAAAGAACACAGACGAGTCTGCGTCGAAAATAGGCTCAATGCGGATCCGCTGATAATCGTCGTCCTCGTCCTCTTCGTCCTCATATTCAGCACGGAGACGCCACGCACCAAACCCACCGGCGACCGCTTCTTCAAAAGCATTGTCGTAGGCTTCTTCTGCTCCGCTGTCTTGCTCGTCTGCTCGGTAAAGCCCGTCACACACGTCGGCCAGTTTGTCGTTCTTGCTGCCATCCTTAGCAACAAAATCGACGGTGATTCGGTTGTTTCGGTACTCGTTGAAAATCTTGATAATTGCAAGGTGAACTTTGTTCACTTCCAATTTCAATTTGTTTTCAAACTGCTCACCGAGTGCGCCTTCCCATTGTGCGCCTGCAATAGAATAGAAACGGCGATCTTCCAAGCACTGTTTACGCTCTGGGCGTAATGCAGACTGAATCCGGTCAAAATCGGATTTAGCCTGTGCATGGATATTCGCTAATTGCTGCTCTTTTGAAATACGCGCCATTATTGCCTTCCGCTAATTCTCGCCATTATTCACCAACGATTAGACGTTGGCAATGGGACGAATGTATTTGTTTTCTTGTTTAATGGTGTTTTTTGCACAATTGCAATTGCGTCAAACATCGGGTCTAACTGGTCATCATGTGCGCCTGCAGGGAATGATGACACTTCATCAAGAAATTCAGACAGCCACGGCGCATCTTGATGTATCAACACGTTACCAGATTCCATAAACGGCGCTGCATCATAAGCCCTCGATACCTTGTCATTATTCCGTTGCACTGGAATTACAGGAAAGCCCTCACGGCGCAATGTCTGAATCAACCCAGTTCCAGATACTTTATCTTCGACATACATACCACGCAATGCCGCATTAGATACCTGTGGCCTTCCGTCTGCCTGCTGTTTCAACCAGAAAGCCCTTGCCTGAGTGAGCAATTCAGGCGCTTCCCATTTCCCGCGGATTCGGTCTAGTTTCACCGCCTGACCAGTTACCGACCGTCCCCAGCACTGCAAAACCGAATAATCGTTCTGCTGGCTTGTCTTTTGTGCCGTGTCCACCGTAATAAACCGGAATTCGATTGCCGGCGGGTAATCGCTCCAATACTTTAGCCATGCGGTATTCAAAATGCCACCGCCACGTGGTGCCGGCCGCTGCTGCAGCTGTCCCGCTGTTCCGTATGTGCCAAGCGTGTTCTCAAGTTCTCTAACCTGCTGCCCCCCGAATCGTTCTGGAAACATCAATTCGCCTTCATGGCTTCTAGGGTCTGACCACCCAATCGAAGTTGTGCAACGCCGTGCCGCCTCAAAGCGCATCGGAATGTACAAATGCACATAAGGCAATTTCATGTCCAGAATGACGCCGCTTGTGTCTTTCTCGTGCAATCGCTGCATGATGA